TGGAAAGGATGCATTTACCAGAATACATACAGACGATGATAAAGTCATAAAATTAACTATCATTACCATGATAGAAACGAAAGATTTAATTGGTGGTGGTAGTTTGATTTATGATAAATACAATAGGAAGCCAAGACCCGCATTCAAATATGCGAAGAGAACCGGTAATGGTCATGGTCCATATGGAAGAGATATTATACCGGTAATCGTGGAAACGACTGACGGTCAGTCAATGATCTACGACGGCAAAACTCTGCACGGTGTTACGCAGGTTCAACAAGGACATAGACTAGTATTAGTGAGTTGGTTTAAATGACAGACTTTATAGACTCAGATGGCATGACGGATTCTGGCGGTGATGAATTCGCTACAGAAGTGTCAAAAACTTATATTGCGCACAGAGGCAATCTCTACGGACCTAATCCAGAACTAGAGAATACGATTTCACACATCGACTCTGCAATTGGTCAAGGATTTAAAGTTGAAGTTGATGTTTGGAACATCAATGGTACTATGGTTCTGGGTCACGATTATCCAAGCGACAGCGACATCTTTGACAATTATGTCATCGATAGATTTTTTATCAATCGCTCAAATCGTCTGTTAATCCATTGTAAAAATGGCGAAGCTTTGGCTCACATGATTGGGATGACAGTAGAACATGGTCCTGCATTCGAATATTTTTTCCACGATAGTGATGATTATACATTAACATCACAGTCAAGCATCGTTGCGTATCCTGATAAACATTGTCCTCTTCATATTGACGTAACTCCTACAACAATTGCGATGATGCCCGAAAGACACAACACAGACACTACGGATTTTAACGCAATCTGTACAGACTACCCAGTGAGATACCGCGACACAAGTTCTTAAACATGATCAAACTTATATTATTCGACCTTGATGGGGTATTGATCGACGCAAAAGACATCCATTACCGAACGCTAAACGAGGCGCTCGGTAAGGACTATGCAATCACTCCTGAAGAACATCTTAACATCTACGATGGTCACAAGACCCGTCAGAAACTTGATATGCTTACACGAAACAAGGGCTTGCCTCTTGAAGAGCATGATCGAGTTTACAATCGCAAACAACTTCTGACGCACTTCGAAATTCGCGAACTTAAACCTCAGGCACAAATCGTCGAGCTATTCAACAGATTGGTTGAAAATGGCTACAAAATTGGTGTATGTTCTAATAGCATTCGTTCAACTGTGCTAACGTCACTCGCAAAGTCTGAACTTATCGAACACTGCTCAGTCATCATTTCTAACGAAGACGTAAAGAATAGCAAGCCACATCCTGAGATGTATTGGAAAGCTATGTCGATGATGAACTGTCTGCCCGAAGAGACGATTATTATAGAAGACTCACCGCCCGGACTGCTGGCGGCTGAACGTTCTAGAGCCAAATATATAAGAGTAACAGACCCGTCACAAGTGACAGTCGAAAATATAATGCCTAAGATTAATGGAGAGCCAATTGTGAATAAGTGGAAAGATGATAAGTTGAACGTGTTGATTCCGATGGCAGGCGCTGGCTCTCGATTCGCACAAGCAGGCTATACATTTCCTAAGCCATTGATTGATGTAGATGGCAAGCCAATGATTCAAGTTGTTGTAGAGAATCTAGGTCTTGATGCAAACTTTATTTTTGTTGTGCAGAAAGAGCACCGAGAGCAATACAACCTAGACACCATGCTTGGTCTCATTGCGCCGAACTGTAAGATTGTCGAGGTCGATGGCATGACTGAGGGTGCGGCATGTACTGCACTACTCGCAGAAGAATTTATTGACTGGGACGCACCGCTCTTCTTTGCGAACAGTGACCAGTACGTCGAATGGGATCCTGTTGACTTCATGTACAAGATGCAGGAAACACAAGCCGATGGTGGCATTGTTACGTTCAAAGCCACTCACCCTAAATGGTCGTTTGCCAGAGTAGACGATAACGGCTTTGTTACTGAAGTTGCAGAAAAGAATCCTATTAGCGACAACGCTACTGTCGGTTACTACTACTGGAAGCACGGCAGAGATTTTGTCAAGTACGCAAAGCAGATGATTGAAAAAGACATTCGTGTCAACAATGAGTTTTATGTCTGCCCAGTGTTTAACGAAGCAATTCAAGATTGTAAAACGATTCGTACACATGAAGCGACCAAGATGTGGGGCTTGGGAACACCTGAGGATCTAGATTACTACTTGAAGAACTTCGATAATGAAATTTGAAGAACCGAGCGACTGGGAGTTATTTCAAGGAGATAGTTTCTACCAAGGATTTAAAAGTAGAGGCGAACTCTATTCAATGACTCTGCCTGATTGGGAAATCGCAGAGAAATATCTAGATCAAAAGCGTGGCTGTTTAGATATTGGTGGTCACATTGGGACTACAGCACTACGTTATGCTAATAACTTTGAGCAAGTCTATTCGTTCGAACCTCTCTATCATGAGATAATGAATCGAAATCTGAGTCATGTCACTAACATCGAAGTGTATCCTTATGCTGTTTCTGATGCAGACGAAGAGATGACAATGATTATGCGGGCGGGCAATACTGGTCTGTCTTTAATTCTTACGGACGAAACGCGCCACTATAAAACCAGAGCGGGTTACAATCCTAAAGAAATCAAGATGGAGACAAGAGTAGTAGACGATTACCAATTCACCGAAATTGATTTTATTAAAATTGATACAGAAGGCTTTGTGCTTCGTCCTCTTAAGGGAATGCTACATACACTAGAAGAAAATGATTGGCCCTTGCTTCAAATTGAATTCAACAATTTAAATCCTAATACAGAAGAGTGCTTTGCTCTGCTGAAAGATTTAAACTATAAACAGGTCGATCAGTTTCATGTAGATCATTTCTTTCAGCGAGTTTAATTATGAGAGTTGCAGTCTGTATTTCTGGCGCTTGCGTCAGTAAGAATCCTAACACCAATCTGCAAAAAAATCTAAGTAGAGTCAAGCAATTCTTCCCAGACTATGATTATCACTTCGCTACGTGGTCTAGTTTTCAGAGAACGTTTGAAAACAATTTTCCCGAAGAAACTGCACACTATTATCCTGAGCCTGACATAGGCTATCATCCTTACTTCGACATTCCGCCAGAACACTGGGAGTCTAATCGTTTCGCAGAGACCAAATCGTTTATACAGCGAGGTGGTATGCACAGGCGTGAGTGGACTTCACATCACACTAAACAACACTTGATTCATGCATGGCTTTGTGATAAGATAAAGGATGATTATGATGTGGTGGTTCGTGCACGATTTGATACGTGGATATACAAAGACGCAGATTTTATACCTTATGTGATCGACACTTATGAGAACAACCGTATCAATTCGTTCTCAGCCACGAAACAAAATTACTTTGATATGTTGCGTCAGTTTGATACTAATCCTGCTGGTAGACATCACAATTGGATCGTCGATCAGTTGATTATGCATCCGATGAGTTTTATCGATAGGGCGTACGTCGATAGGTTACACGAAGAGCAACGCTTGCATCCCGCAGAGATGGGTTGGTATCAAGTGTTGAGCAAGCCTAACGGTAGCACACATCGATGCTTTGACGGCTGGGTCAATCATGACAAAAACGTTTTGGAAAGATTCTTTAGATGAAGAAGATCATACTACAGCACTGGACAGGACCTCTAGGTGAACTAGAAGAACGTTCAAAAGCAAACATCGAAGAGTATGCTAAGTTATGCGGTGCAGACTACCAGTTGATATCTGGTAACGTGTTTAGAAAACATCTATCAGCACCATGCCAAAAGATGATAATGCTTGACTCGCAGTTCGATGAGTACGATATGGTCGTCATGATGGACATCGACATGTTTACTCGCAAGGGTATGACAAAGAACATCTTCACTGACGATACAGGCATTGGTCGTCACTTTGGCATTCAGCCTTCGCTACGACAGAAACTCTTTCAAAGATTCCCTTTACTTGGTGACACCAGATATCCATATTGGGGTGGATCCATCTATCGTCTAGACAAAGACATTCGCAAGAAACTCCGAGTGCACATGGTAGACTGGGAGATGGATCATTTTAATAACAACTACGAAGACGAAGGCATCATGCATCGTCTCGCTATCAAAGCAAATCTCAAAGAAACGCCTGATGTCTATCTCGACGAAGACAAGTGGAATCGGTCGTCGTTTGAAGAGAACGTAAGTGATGGATATATAATCCACGTAAGGCGTAAGATGAAGAACACGCCCGGCAGACCATCGCCAAAACAAGACAAGATTTTGAACTATAGAAAATTAGTATCGCAAGGAATACTTGAATGAAAGTAATGATTACAGGAATGGCAGGTTTTATTGGATTTCATACTGCTGTTCATTTCAAGCAAGCCGGACATTTCGTAACTGGCTTTGATAATTTTAATTCATACTATGATCCCTCGCTAAAGATGAAGCGAGCAGGTAAACTGAATGTTGATCACGGCATCATTTGTCGTAATATGGATCTAAAAAATCTCGACGATTTCTCAGACTGGATAAAAGACGTTAAGCCTGATCTAGTAGTGCATCTTGGTGCCATGGCAGGCGTTCGATACTCGATGGACAATCCTCAAGAGTACGTTGATAACAACGTGACGGGTTCTTTGAACTTGATTAAGGCTTGTGAAGAGGCTGGTGTTGAAAACGTCATCTATGCTTCTACGTCTTGTGTGATGCACGGCAATCCATTACCATGGAAAGAAGATGACTATCTGTATCAGCAGATCAATCCGTATGGCTATACAAAGTGCATCAACGAGTCGCAGTTTGCGATCTCTAAGATTCCGAACGCTGTTGGCATGAGATTCTTTACTGTGTATGGTCCGTGGGGAAGACCTGACATGGCTCTGTTTGACTTTACGAAGAACATTCTGGCAGGTAATGAAATCACTCTGTTTAACTACGGTGACATGAAGCGTGACTTTACGTACATCGATGACATTGTGCAGGGCATCTGGCTTGTTGCCAATAACATGACGCCTCGTGACATGTACAATATTGGCTACGGTAAGCAGGTTGAACTTGAGCGATTTGTTACTGCTATCGAAACATCGTTGGGCAAAAAGGCTAATAAGAACTATGGACCTAAGCATCCCGCTGATGCGACAGAGACCTGGAGCGACACAACAAAACTTCAGAAACTTGGTTACAATCCTTCTACGCCAATCGAAGAGGGTGTTGACAACTTTGTAAAATGGTACATGGAGCATTACTCATGAAGAATGTAATTTATCAGTATTGGGACGGCAATGTTCGACCTAGCGCACAGTACGGCTCTGACTGTATGCGCGAATATGCAGAGCGAATTGGTGCTGAGTATGTGTTCGATAGAAATGCACAGTTCGGTAAGAAGTATGGATTAGGAAGAGTAACCCCTTATTATGGATGTTTCAAGCCTGTCTTCGACGACAAATATCTTGATTACGATAATATTCTGTTTTGCGATACTGATATATTTCCAGTCGATGGACTAGAAGAAAACGTTTTCGAATCATTTACTGGTGAACTAGGCATGGGTCAAGAGCCTTTACAGCCTCAGTATCGGTACGACAAAAAACTGAACAAGCAGTGCAATTCGAAAACCGAAGAACACTGGGCTAAACTGGTGACAGAAAAGTACGGCTGTGATTTGCCGCGCGACGATAAAAATCGCCTACTTGTATTCAACTCAGGTGTTGTGTTATACTCTAATGCTGGTCTACGCAAATGCCGTGAACAGTTTAAGCCGTTTCAAGAGTACGTTCAATTAGTTGATCGTGATCCTATCTGTGGTGGCAAAGTGTATGGCACTGATCAGGGTTATCTACATGCAATGGCAACATCTATGGACATTGACTTCGTTGAGATAGACACCGAATGGAATCGCTGTATCACATGGGATCCATACGACAACGGTTCTGGGTTTGCTCGACTTGCTGTTGATTCTAAAACAAAGAATACTAAGTTCGTGCACATTCAAATGAGAGGTGCTGATAATCAGTCTGACAAATGGCACTGGACAGTTGCGAATCGACCCAAGACTGAATGGACACAAATGCAAAACGGCGTAATGATTCGATGATCTATTGTATCGGCTTGTCTCGTACAGGCACTACAAGCTTCAGCGATTTTATGGCTCGCTGTGGCTATAACATTCTACACTATCCGAATGAGACACAACTGTTCGGTGGCTTTGGCGACGGTGCAAGCGACATACCCGTTGTACTACATTATAAGAAACTCGATAAGATGTTTCCTAAGTCTAAGTTCATTTATACGGTTCGTGATAACTGGGTCGATGCAGTAGAGCCATACTTTCTTCGAAAGAAAGGACGTGTCAATCAAGCATCGGCGCAGTTAGAGATTCGCAGACAGGTGTACGGAAGCGTAGACTGGGATCGTGAGACGTACGGGAAAGCGTACGAGCGCCATGATCAAGACGTTCGAAACTATTTCAGTGATCGACCCGATGACTTGTTGATTCTTGATATTATTGGTGGCGATCCTGTAAGCAAAGTTACAGACTTTCTTGGGATTGAAACGAAGTTATCTCAGTTCCCTAAATCTAATTCACGAGAGAAGACTTGGAAATGAATGATGCATATGTGATCACGTTACAAGGCAATGACCTGTCAGAGTCTTGCGCTGAAAAACTTATCGAATCTTCCCGAGCAGTAAATAATGAGTTCGAACCTATTAAGTTCTATGGCATTATTCCCGAGCGAGTAATTTCTCTGATGCAGTTGCACAATCTCAAGTGGAACTATCCACTAACGGAACCTGTGCTTGACATGCAAACAGGACTATGGAAACATCCTTACGTCACCGCCGTATCAGAGAAACGTATTGCCTGTTTTTTGTCGCACTATCTTTTGTGGAAAATGTGTGCAAAAAATGAAGAGGGTATGTTTATCTTCGAACACGATGCAGAGTTCATTGAGCGAGTAGACGTGACTATGTTAAACGAGAGTTCTTTTGACATTATTGCATTAAATGATCCTCGTGGTGCTACTCGCAAATCTAGCGAATACTACCAAGCAGTTAAGTTGAGACTGCCCGAGAAAGTTGTGCCTGTGCCTAAGATTGATCAAGATCAAATTCCTCAAGGTCTGCCTGGCAACTCTGCATACTTCATTAAACCAGAAGGAGCACGTAAACTTCTTAAACTTGTATCGGAGTATGGTGCATGGCCAAACGATGCAATTATGTGCCGCCAGCTAATGCCTAAGAAACTCGGCATTGTTACGATGTTCAACACAAAAGTGCAAGGCGTTGAATCGACTACAACGTTATGAAAATAGGCGTCTTCGTTACAGGTCAAATTCGAAATGATTTCGATGACGCAAGATATTGTCTCGACCTTTTAGAGAATGGATTTCCCACTGCGGAGTTTAAGTATTTGGTATGGGACTATGAAGTTGAGCAACATCGAAGACTGCTGAATACGATCTCACTGGGTGATTTAGAAAAGATACCTAACTTTGATATTCACTACAGTCCATATCTAGATAATCCTACCGCCAGCGAACATTATCAATACAAGAAAAAACTGAAGAATCCAAACGAACGGCATCTGCACCAAACAAAGCAGATGCTACTGCATGATCATCTTATGCAGTTACACGGATCAAAGTATGATGTGATTGTTCGTGTTAGATGGGACACGTGGGTTTCGCCTCTAATAGACTTTACATCGTATGCAAAAGAATGCTATAATAACTCCTGTGTAATTTCTATAAACACACGATCAGATTATTGGGATGATCTTTTGCACATAGGCGAAGATCACGGCACTCATGCGCCGCATATCAAACATCGAAGACCTGATGGCACGATTGACGCGCCGATATGCTTTGACATGTTTCAAGATCAAGGTCTGATAATACATCGAAGAGACGATTGGAATAGCGAGTTTGTGCAAACGCTACATAAAGAAAAGAAACTGCTAGCCGCAGAGTTTGGTTGGTGGCAAATTATGGTTGATGGCACAAGTCATCATCGATGGAAACACTACGATGGTGGTGCTGGTCTTTCAAGGTCTGTTAGAAAAGTTGACCGAGAAAAAGTGAGAATGATATTTTGAAATCATACGTAATTACAATTATGTCTGAGCCAAGGTCTGTTGAGAGTGCACAACGGTGCATCGACTCAATGCCTGAGTACAACATTGAGATGTTTCCTGCAATCACGCCAAAAGACAATCCGTTTAAGATTGCAGAGAAAAAGGGCATACCGATCGATCTATTCAAAGAGGGATACTCACGCATCGAAAACTGTGTATCAGCCTTTCTTTCTCATCACTCGTTATGGGAGAAGTGCTACGAAGAAAAGACTGAGTACCAAATCTTTGAGCATGACGCAGTATGTACTAACAACATTCCAAAGTTTATACCGTATCAAGGGTGTATTTCATTGGGTGCTCCTAGCTATGGACGATTCGAAACGCCGATGAAAATTGGTGTTGGACCACTGTCAAGTAAAAGATACTTTCCTGGTGCTCATGCTTATCGTCTTAAGCCTGTTGGTGCTAAGACTTTATTGCATCGAGCAAAGACAGATGCTAGACCTACTGACATTTACTTGAACGCAGATTACTTCCCTTGGCTTGAAGAGTATTACCCTTGGCCAGTGGTTGTAAAAGAAACGTTTACTACAATTCAACGACTAGAGGGCTGTGTTGCAAAGCACGGCTATAATGGTGGCTATGAAATCCTTACCGTCTAATGAGCGATGTTTTATCACGGGATGTGATGAAAAGACTGAATGGCAACTTAAGTGGTTCTTAGAGAACTATCTTAAGCATAACAAGACGCCAATTGTATTTGCTGACTTTGGTGTTAGCGAAGAGATGCGATCTTGGATTTGGCAAGTAAGTGCCTTTGCTGACATTATCGAGATTCCGAAACAACGTGTTGGTGGTTGGTTTTATAAGCCAACTGCGATGCTAGCCTCTCCTTGTGTAGAGACGTGTTGGATTGATACTGACATCGAAGTGCTAGGCGACATGTCTGGCATTTTTAAGTACGTTGAAGATAACAAGATTGGTATGGTCGAAGACAAGCCTTGGAGCAAGCGTCGAGGCGAAAAGTGGCACAACTCTGGCGTTATAGCAATTCGTGGTAAGCCAGCAATGTTGCATAAGTGGGCTAACGAGTGTCGTGGTAAGCCTAATGTCGGAGATCAAGAAGTGTTACACAGCATTGTGAATCTCAACCCTTTGATGCGACTGACACACATCTCGGACATACCAAATATATACAATTGGCTTCGCATTCAAATCATCGACGGCGAAGATTCTCCTAAAAAGTTGGCTATGCATTGGACTGGTCAAAAAGGCAATGACGTGATACGGAAGAAAATGTATAATGAGTAAAGTAATTCATGTATTAGGAAACGGTGACAAGGCACACTACTACACTCGCGAAAAACGCGAGGGTATGAAACTGCTATGTAACATGCCTCCGTTCGAAATGGATCCTAAAGAAGTCTACGCAACATGCATGGTTGACTTTAAGATGATGATGGCTTTGACCGAAGGCTCGATCAAACTTGATCAGTATGAATGGGTACTCGGCACTCGCCCTCGAATCTGGATGTACGAGCGAAGCACATTTTATCTGAAGTATGCCAATCGTGTTCGTGAATTCTATACTCACGTGCCTAAGTATGCGGGCAATGCGACCAACTTTAACTGTGGTCACATGGCAGTTCACTACGCGGCAAACAAGCACAAAGCAGATGAGATTCATATGTATGGATTCGATACCATCTTCGATTTCAACATGCGGAGCGTGACAGACTTGGTGCTGTCTAGTGATCGTGGTGATACTAACAACTATCGTCTGTTGAACAACTGGCGTCCGATCTGGAGAGATATCTTCCGTGAGTTCAAGAACACCAAGTTTGTTCTCCATCACAACCACGACAGCCTGAAAATACCCAAGCTTGACAACGTTGAAGTGAAAGTGTATAATGATAAGTTATCAGCAACACAGACTCGCAATGATGTGAGCGATATCAGCGACGGTCGTGGAATGCAAGTCCCTATCGACACTGCACCACTCAATCGTAAGCAGAGACGTGCACAAGAAGCGATGCAACGCAAGGCAAAATAATGTTTGAACATGTTGGTGTAGACTTAGGTTATGACGACCTAGAGTCTAACACGAGTGAATCTGGCAGATTATACGAAACACCAGACGGCGTAAAGTATCCGTCTATTACTACTGTTCTTTCGATTCTGTCACAAGACGCCATTCAAGCGTGGCGCAGACGTGTCGGTGAAGAAGAGGCTAATCGTATATCATCACGAGCCTCTAAACGCGGCACGGCTGTTCATGCTATCGTTGAAGACTATCTCAACAACGTCGAAGACTACAAAGAGAAATATCCTCTTAACATCATTGACAATTTTCTACCTCTGAAAAAAATCCTAGATACACGTATAGGTAAGATATACGCACAAGAAGTTCCGATGTTCTCTCATCACTTGAGAGTTGCTGGTCGAGTTGACTGTGTTGCTGAGTTTGATGGTGTGTTGTCGATCATTGATTTCAAGACATCACGCAAACTTAAGCAGAAAAAATATATCGAAAACTACTTTATGCAAGAGTCTGCATATGCTATAATGTTCGAAGAAAGAACTGGCATACCCATCACACAACTGGTTACATTGATTGCAGTTGATGATGAACAGCCACAAGTCTTTATCGAACATCGTGATAACTGGACAAAACCCTTGATAGAAACTATTGAGAAGTATGAAGCGAGGCAACGTAGAAAAAATGGCAAACGTTGAAGAAAAAACTGTATACGATAATTTTATCGGTAAGAAAGAGCAAGACAATCGACCTGCTACTCTAGCAGAGTTTCTTGGCGAAGATGAAGATGCAATCTTCGAAGAGCCGTGGCAAGAACACTGGCAGGGCATGCCTGAGTTTGAGCAAGAAGACAACAAACCCTACAAGACGATCAACGTACACTTTCGTACCAAAGAAGACTACGAAGAGTTTGCAAAGTTGATCGAGCAACCTCTATCGGGAAAGACAAAATCGATTTGGCATCCTCGATTAGAGATTACCAAAAACGCACTCATGCGTTGGATTGAGGATAACGATGACTAATCCAAGATATCCTGTTTACATTATTTCGAAAGGGCGTCACGAGTCGATGTTTACATCGCGCTCGTTGGCGCGTATGAAAGTACCACACTACATTGCAATTGAGCCACAAGATGAAGCAGATTACGAACAAGCACTGGACAATTTTGGGATACGGGAGTTTGTTACTCTACTGGTTGCACCTTTCTCTAATCACGGTGACGGTCCTGGGCGGGCTAGAAACTGGTGTTGGGATCACTCAATAGAACTTGGTGCAAAGCGTCACTGGGTTCTTGATGACAATATTCAAGACTTTTATCGTCTGCATAAAAACGTGCGTATTCGTGTCGAGTCTGGTGTCTGCTTTCGTGTGATGGAAGACTTTGTTGATCGATACACTAATGTGAAGATCGCTGGTCCTCAGTATCGATTCTTCTGCGCACCTAATCAAAAGTATCCGCCTTATGTGGCGAACACGCGCATCTATTCGTGTCTACTGATCGAGAACGATTGCAAGCACCGCTGGCGTGGTCGTTACAACGAAGACACCGATATCTGTCTGCGCGTTCTCAAAGACGGTGACTGCACCGTACAGTTCAATGCGTTTCTACAAGGCAAAGCCGCAACGCAGACTGTCAAGGGTGGTAACTCTGCTGAGTTCTATCACAAAGAAGTTGGCTACGATCCTAAAACTGGCGAAGCACTCAAAGCGGATGATCTACTTGAAGTAAAAGATAGATACAATGTGGTCGGTACTGTCGCTAAGTCACAGATGCTCGTTGACATGCATCCTGACGTGGCAAAGATGGTGTGGCGATACGGTCGCTGGCACCATCACGTGAACTATGATTCTTTCAAGAAGAACAAGTTGGCATTTAAAGAAGGGATCGAAGTGCCGAAGGGTGTGAACAACTACGGCATGAAGCTAGTGACGAATTGGGGTGTTGAGTGAATATTAAAGAAGCGACTAAAGAGTTGCACGATCAAGTAGAAGAGACAACGTTTTCACAACGTCTTGTCAATGGTGACTATGACGAAGACGATTACGTTCGGTACTTGAATGCGCAGTATGTAATCTTTGACGCTATGGAAAATCATTTCGAATATCGTATTCCGAACGATGCACTCTATCGCTGTGAAGCCATCGAAAAAGATTTGCTTTCTCTAGGCAAGAGACCTTCGCGCTTGATTACTCCTTACTCGGCTTGCTATTATGCTGACTACATTTTGGGCGTTGATGAATGGCGTGATGCAGAAAAAAACTCGCACATGTATCTCAACTATCTTGGCATGATGTTTGGTGGCAGTATTGTGTCGAAAGGAGTGCCGACTCCAGGAAACATATATAAGTTTGAGTCGAGACAAGAGTGTATTAAAAACATTCGCGAACTAGAACTTGACGTAGAGCAAGTCAAAGAAGGCTTCCGTTATCAAATCAAGTTGATGGAAGAACTAGAAAGGATAAAAAATGTGGAATAAGTTTATCGAGTTAACCAATGATCTTGATGACTTATGTAAAAGTCAATGTGGCTCGCCCGAAGAGCGAGGACCTTGGCATCCTAATCACATAAACAAATTCTACAGTTCTGTTCGGTGTGAGATGGCTCACACGTCTGTTGTTGATCTTAGAGAGGAAAGAGGCTTGTGGATGATGCACACAGCCTTTTTTGCTAGCCCGCAATATCCTATGCCCATTTATGGCTTTGATGTTATCTGCGGTGAAAAGAAAGTGACGGGTTTTTTTCATGACATGTCGCCAACTGGTTCAAAAAATAAGATTGACAGCGTGTGGAAAAACATCACACGAAATTTTGAACCAGCACGTAAGCGCGAGTTGCCTGAATGGGCAAACTTTTTTAGTGACAACATGATTGTCATGGGTGCTACTAACAACGAAAGCGATATCGAACAAGTTTGTAACATAGGTTATCTCATGGCAAACGCTTGGTTCGAACATCTAGACATGGGCGATCCGCTTATCAATGAGTTTGCGCTAATGTCGCATGAGCAGGGCAAAATAGATTACTGCGAAGGTCAGTTGAAAAACGAGAGAAGTAAAGACGTGATGACAAACGTTTTGGGAATGGAGAGAGAATATGTCGAGAGATTTAAACGTATCCAATTCCCCTATTAAAAGGGCGCTTTGGAAGATTGCAGGAATCATTAGTGTAGGTATTGCTTACATTGGCTTTGTGACGCCTGGCATTCCGTTCTCAATCTTCCTTGTATTTGCCGCCATCTGCTTTAGTAAGTCTAGTCAGAAGTGGCACGACTGGCTTTACAATCACAAGTATTTCGGACCATTTCTCACGAACTGGGTCGAGTATCGAGTCTTTCCGACAAGACTCAAATATGCGATGCTGATCGTCATGTCCAGCTCGCTAACCTTTCTTTGGTTTACAACCCACAATCTGACTGCTGTTCTCTGGTCAGCCGCTTTTATGGCTGGTATCGTGGTCTGGTCATGGAGATATCCAGGATCTAAAGAAGAGTATGATCGAAGAAATCGATCAAAAACAGCGGAATAATCGAAAAAAACTTCGAAAAAAGTGTTGACATTTCTCCAAATCCTGCGATAATTACCATGTAATTGAGAGATAGGAGAGTTGTTATGGCTAGAATTATTTACCAGTGTGAGTTTGATCGAGAGGGTCTTGAGAACGAAATTGACTTCAATCAAGCCCTTCGAATTATCAAAGGTTTCATGGGCACTGAAAGCACCCTTGACGCCCTTATGGGTTTTGAGAAGCGTTACGAAAAAGCTGAAAACGAAGCTTACGAGTCTGATGACTACAGTTTCGACAATGATTGGCGATATGAGATATTCTCTTACAATCTCTTGGTCGAAGGTTTCTCTAAATTGTTTGCACCTAAGGAGGTCGCTTAGTGTTTAAAATGCCTACGTATGTTTACAATCCGTACTTGGTCGAGTTCACCAAGTACGGTAATCGAGTCACTGAGACTCTGCATTATCTTGATGTTGTCGGTGAACCTCGCCGTCGAATTGGTGACTCAGTAACGGTTAATGTGAACAAGCAAAAGCGCATTGGTATTATTATGGGAGTAGAGTAATGAGTGAAGTGAAGTGGTATGCCCGTGGTGAGATGGGCGAGTATGTCTTGAGTTTGGTTGAGTCTCTGAGTGATAAGATGATCACCAGTGACGCTTTCATCTACCGATTGCGTCAAGCTGGACTGAGTGATCAAGAGATCATGGATGTCTACTGCGAGGACGTGCTAGAGATTTAAGTTTTTTGATGGGGATGTGCTTTCGAAAATTGCTACTGATTGCTATGTGGCACTACCCCATCTTTTTTACAGAGCAGGAGACTGAAAACAGTAGGTCGGCCTGTAGCGAGGGTTAACAACCTTGCGAGTAGGTTTTGCCAGTCCCTATCTAACCCAATACTGGCACCATCTTTTCGGTTATATTCTTAGAACAAAAAAGTCTAAAAAAAGTGTTGACAGACTGACTAAATTCTGAGATAATTACTGCGTAAGTTAGAGAGAGGCTTTGATTATGAAACTTGTTATCCAAACCCAATTCTGCGAGAACTACGGCGCCCATGACTGGGACGGTAAGGGCGAGTGTCCGCAGTACTGGAAGTTCAAGGGCGGTGAGACCTACATCGTCGATGTGAACCTGCAGGAAGCGCAGGACAAGTCGTTCTACGCTCGTGTTGCGAAGTGCATCGAGCACTCTTCAGACTACTCTAAGGAGTACATCATTGGTGAGACTCTGGTCGATGATATCGACTTTAAAGAGTCGGATCACTGCGATGAGTGGGAATCTCCCATTTACTGCGCTCTCATGTCAGACCGTGACGAACTCATGTGCAAGCAGATTGCACGTAAGTACAACATGGATGCGACTCCGTTCGGTGAGCGTTCATGGCATCAAACCGAAGAAGGTCGCTCTGAGATGCGACTCCTCACCTTTGATGACATGGATGAGTTAGAACAATACTTCGCAAAGAAAGAGGCGGCAGGAGAATTGGCGCCTCTTCCGGAGGTGGCATGAGAGACTGGCTTCAACTTGGAATCTATGCAACTGCTTTAGCGATAGTTGTGTTTATGGTGGGCTGGTATGTTCACTTCATCTGGTCTGATTGCTTGAATGAGAATTCTTTTTTGACTTGTGCAAGGATGCTACGATGATGGGCACTTCATTACAGGGTTACGTTAATACTACATATCAACATTTGGTTGAGACGCTTGGTCAGCCCACGTACTCAAATCCCTCTGCTGACGGTAAAGTGAATACTGAGTGGGAGTTGATGTCTGAGTACGGACCTGTTACAATCTATGATTGGAAAGATTTTGATGGTGGCGAGTTGTCTCGCTCGGGCGTCAAATATCAATGGCATGTTGGTGGTAAAAGCATACAAGCATTATTTTATGTTGAGGGTTTGTTGGGCATATGAGAAATAAACTAGATCAGTCTGATTTGACTGATGAAAATTTTTTCTGGGGTGGCGTTGCTTGTGTAATGATTATATCGGCGGCATTGATCGGTAGTTACATCTTCGATCTTCCTGGCGGTACAAAAGTGGACAAAGAGTCTGGTGAGGGCTTGCATATGTCAGATTATGGATCTGATGGCTGTATCGACATATGGTGTCCAGAAGTTTCTGAAAATCCTTCGGCTCAAGAGGCATCTCTCTCACCTCTCTCTCAGCCTCTTGAGTCGGAGGTCACTAAATACAATGAGCGGGAGCTTGAGTGTCTAGCACTTAACTCGTACTTTGAATCGAGAAACCAATCTGTTGCTGGTCAAATCGCTGTCGCTCAAGTGGTGTTAAATCGAGTTGAGAGTCCTCGATTTCCAAACACCATCTGTGATGTTATTCAACAAGGGCCTACGTATAAAAACTGGAAGGGCAACGAACTGCCTGTGCGTAACAAGTGTCACTTCTCTTGGTGGTGCGATGGTCTTAGTGATATACCAAAAGACGAAGAGACGTACCGAGGAATATTGAGTCTTGTTACTACGATAGTTGAGGACAAGCCTCTTGACATTACGAGCGGAAGCTTGTATTATCATGCAGACTATTCTAGCCCTTGGTGGATAAATAGTTTCACTCAAACAATGGTGATCGACGATCATGTCTTCTACACAGAAAAAGACGATTAACAATCTGGTCGCGAAACATGCTCGCAAGTTCAATCGGGCACAGGTGATGGCGGACCGCAAAAAAGCGGCTCGCCTTGGTTACATTAAACATAAAGGAAAAGACTATGAGTAGAGTGGCACTTGTGGGCATGACAACGCCCAGTGCGTCCACTGGCTGTAACACTGCGAATGAATTGATTGCATATGCGGCTCGTGTAAGTAATCCAGCCAATCAGAACAATGAGAAAACTGCGCCTAAACTTATTGAATATTTGATTCGCGAGAATCACTGGTCGCCTTTTGAAATGGTGTCAGTCACTATGGAGATTGTGACAACCCGTGACATTTCTCGCCAGATATTGCGACATCGGTCGTTCTCGTTTCAAGAGTTTTCGCAACGCTATGCGGTGAGCGATTCATTTGCTCTTCGTGAGGCTCGCTTGCAAGATCCAAAGAATCGACAGAACTCTATTGAACTAGAAGACACCGATGACTTTGGTAAAGGCGGCAATAAGACTCCGCAAGAGCGTCTGTACGAAAACTGGAATATGAAGCAGTCTGAAGTGGTTAATCTTGCGAAGCGCACTTATCAGTGGGCACTAGACAACGGCATTGCAAAAGAGCAAGCCCGCGCTGTACTGCCCGAAGGTAACACCGAGACAACGCTGTACATGGCTGGTACGCTTCGCTCGTGGATTCACTACTGTGAACTTCGACGTGCACACGGTACGCAGAAAGAACATATGCGAGTCGCTGATCAATGCTGGGATGTTTTGAAACAACATTTTCCTGACGTTGCAAAGGCAGTGGAGGCTCACTATGAATTCTAAGAAAGCCAAGTTGATGCGTAAAGTTGGCAAGGTTGAACGTAAAGATAAAAAGATGTATAATAGTCTATCAGCAGAAGAAAGAAAACTGTTGAGTGACGTTTACAAATTTTCACTGACGAGGAAAGTTCCTAAGCAATGAATGTCTTTTATCTGCATCCCGACCCTATCGTTTGTGCCGAACAGCACTGCGATAAGCATGTTGTCAAAATGCTGGTCGAGTATGCCCAACTCATGTCAACTGCACATCGAGTGCTAGATGGCGAACTCTGGTATGGTAGATCAACTGCGGGTCGCAAGATTCAGCGATACTTTCATCCAGATCCCACCATGAATCAAGAGCTATATAAAGCTTGTCACATCAACCATCCGTCTGCTAAATGGGTACGCTACTCATCTGCAAACTACTCGTGGTTGTATGACATGTGGACGGCACTACACTGTGAGTATGAACATCGTTATGGTAGAACCCACGAGTCGTATCGGAAGTTGAACTATCATCTTCTTTTACCTCCTGAAAAGTTCTCTAGTGAAGGCTTTACTGAGCCAACACCAGCGATGAACCATTACCCGCAATGCATTGTCGAAGGTGATTCAATAACATCGTATCGCAATTACTACATTGAAGCGAAAGCCGCTTTTGCTCGATGGACTAATCGTGATGCCCCAGATTGGTGGAACACGCATGAGTGGAAAAGGGAGCAAACCGAGACCGTTCTCGGTTGATCGCAAAGTGTTCGAAAGTAATTGGGACAGAATTTTCGCTGTGAAGCAAAGTAATCAAAACGTTCCTACTGACGAAGAAAAACGTAAAAAGAAAGAACAGGCACAGGACCCTAGAAATGGCTAGAGATCCTATAGAAATTAGCAACTACTGGTCTGATGACAGTACGCTTGAATCGATTGTTCTCAAAGATAACGATGGTTACTTTGTTGAGATTTATCGAGACGCTAGACTGGTCGCGATTTTACGTGAGGGTCTAACTTCATTGGACAAAGCCGAAGAAGTAGCAGAAAACGCTGTTATTGAAAACATATGGACTGAAGATCGATATGCCGAAACGCGCTAAGTTTACTCCCAAGAAAAAGAAGACCTTGACTCCCGAACCTAACTGGGAGAAACTTAAGAAGGCTAAGACAGAAGAAGAACAGATTGCCGCTTGGCTAGAGTGTGATGCCTTTGTGCACACCGAAGTCACTGAGCGCGAGTATCTGCATTCAACTAAAAAGTTTATTCGTGATCGTACTGATTGGGACTGTTACGAAGAGACGTTGAAGATACCAGACGTGTTTCTTGCCACTATTGGTAAGAGCGGATGGAAAGCCTATTTGCTCGGGTACATGCCCGAAAAAGTAAAGGTGCAGTTCAAAAGACAACTGTTTGAGATGATTGACAAATCAGACAAACTGCGCGAACATATGGCTTATGAGCCACCCATTCATCCATCGATTGCTGATCTTGATGATGATCATAAACTTCATCCTACGAAAGTGAAGCAGTGGATTGATTACTGGAAAAAGTTTGTGTCTGCGTCGAAGAACAACGACAAACTGACACAAGAACAAATAACCGCGCGTACATACGTGTATAACATGCAGACATATCTTAAGAGTGGTGTCTGGCTTGATTCACACTATGGCGAGCGCCGAGAAAACAAAATTGTTCCTGTCTGTATCGCACCAGCGTATGATAAAGATGGTTGTATTGTAAGAACCAAAGGTACATACTACAGAGACATCGGAGCAGTTTGGGGAGAAATGGAATGACAGTTGGTAGTATGATTATGACAAAGCCTAAATTTGCGAAGCGAATCGAGGAGATTGTCAGACTCAAAAATCTAAGTTACATTGATGCCGTGTTGTACTTCTGTGAAAAGAACAACCTCGATGAAATCGATGTAAAGAAGTTTATTGCAGGTCCGATCAAAAGTAAGATTGAGGCTGAGGCTATGAAACTAAACTTTCTGCCGCGCGGAAATGAACTGCCTCTTGAATGACCGAAAAGAAGAAAGCGTTACTTCCGTATGGCGGCGAGATCAGTGCGCCAGCAATAACGCTACCCGATACTGAACTATTTAAATCGGAACGTGGATCGTTAGCCAAGAATTATTTCGAAAACAAACTGGCTCTCCTTAACGAAGAGTACAATCAATTAGTGGAGCTTGCAGAAGATAATCAAATGATCTATCAAGCGCAGTACAATTTTGTGCCACGAGTAGGACAGACATACCATTTGTATCGAATCGAAAGTGGCAAGATTACTCTAAGTCTGATTGAACCTCAGGCTTGGAATAAAGAGTATCTAGGATCGTATGAGTTTACAGCAGATTCAATTTGGAAAAAAGTTGACTGGTGAAAATTTTTGTGATACTATATACATCTATATTATGAATAAAGTGGACAAATTTAAATACACTGTTTATACAAGGAAATACATATGTCTTTTTCAAATCTCAAGCGTAATCGCAATTCTATCTCCGACCTAGTCTCCGCCGCAACAGCGGGTGATGCCCCCACCGAAAAGAAGTCCTACGTCGATGAACGTCAATGGAAGCCCACCGTTGATAAAGCAGGCAATGGCTACGCAGTCCTGCGTTTTCTACCTGCACCCGAAGGCAACGAACTGCCTTGGGTTCGATACTGGGATCATGGCTTCAAGGGTCCTACCGGTCAATGGTATATCGAAAAGTCTTTGACTTCGATTGGTCAGCAAGATCCTGTTGGCGAATTGAACTCTCGTTTGTGGAACTCTGGTAATGAGGCTGACAAAGAAACTGCACGTTCACAGAAGCGCCGTCTTCACTACGTTGCAAACGTTCTTGTCGAATCTGACCCAGCGAATCCTCAGAATGAGGGCAAAGTCTTTCTGTACACCTTCGGTAAGAAAATCTTCGACAAGATCATGGACGTGATGCAACCACAGTTCCAAGACGAAGATCCCGTAAACCCATTTGATTTCTGGGAAGGTGCTTCGTTCAAACTGAAGATTCGGAATGTCGAAGGCTATCGAAACTATGACAAGTCAGAGTTTGCATCTCCTGCTCCTCTGCTTGGTGGTGACGATGGTGAACTTGAGCAAGTCTATGATCAACTCTTTGATCTGAACGAGTTTACTGATCCTGCACAGTACAAGACCTATGACGAACTCAAAGCCCGTCTTGCTCTTGTACTTGGTGAAGCGGCTCCTCGGACTGCAAGAGCAGACGTTGATCTAGATGCAACCCGTGCACCAACGCCCATCCGAGCAAGTGCTCCTGCGGAACCTGAAGTTGTAACCGCAGACCTTTCAGCAGATGGTGAAGAAGATACTCTTTCATACTTTGCGAAACTCGCCGCTGAAGATTGATCGTAGTAGTGCAAAGGGAGCCTTCGGGCTCCCTTTTTTTATGCCCCAGCGTAAGCGTCGGCTCGCGATCCGTTTGATTGAGTAGGTTGTGGTAGAGGTGCTCCACCGCCAGTTGTCGTACTATTGTTTGTAGTTGTTGTCGGAGCATTAGTGTTATTGACAACTGTAACTGTTGGTGCTTGACCCGCTTCTTCAGCCGCTCGTGCTTCCATTCTCTGTCTACGTACGTCTGCACGTGTGCGTGGACGCGAGGCTTCTTCTGGTGGTGGTTCATTTACTGACGCGGCTGATGCACTCGTTGCACTAGCAGTGACAGTGCCAGATTCGGCTGTATCTCCACCAGCCATCACTTCACTAAAGACTTTACCAAACGTTTCGGTTGCACTTTCACCTGGAGTGAAAGCCGCACCAAGTGCCGCTTTACCAGCCTTTGCTACAGCAATTGGGAATCTGAAAATCTTTTTAACAATTTCTGCTACGCCATCAACCATGCTATCAAATAGTTCTGTGAATGAGAATTTGTCCAGCATTGCTTCAACCTGATCAAATCCTAATTTACCAGCGATCCATGAGATGCCAGACTTGAGCAGATCAAGAGGCATTGTGACTAATCTTCCTAGACCCTTGATGATACCTTTAACGCCAGCTTCAAGATAATCCATAAAGCCAGCACCCTCTTCAAGCGCAGACACTTCTCTGAAGATACCCAAGCCGACTTCGATGATTGCAGTGAGAGGAAGAAAGATTCGACCAATCGCTCTGAAAATGCCAAGCAGTTTTCCGAACATTGGCTTAAATTTAGCAAAGAAGTCTGAGAGCGGCTTCATTTTTTCCATGAAACCTCCACCAGAAAAACCACTGAACATACCACCAACGCTTCTGAAAAATGCACCTATAGACTTGATGCCTTTTTCAAAGAAATTCATCTTTCGGAATTGACCAGACGCGGTGCGCATTGTGCTATCGACACCAGAAAAAACTCTTCTTAGATTCGTGAAGTAACTTCCGATGTTACCTATGGTTCTTGTTATAAAACCTACGCCTGGTATTTTGCCCAGTCCTCTTCCGAGGGCTCTAAACAACGTTCCTATCTCTTTGATATAGGCTGCCCAAGCCGCTGTAAGTGCAACGCCTAGACTTGTAACTAATGTTCCGAAACCAAACTTTAGACCACTAGCCACTTCTGGCGTAGGTGTAGTTTCTGGAGCACCGGGCGGCACAGCAGGAACTGTTGGTCTTTGATCTTTTAGTTCTGACATGATCTCAAGCATGTCGAGTTTATCAGCCCGCAACATATCAAAGAACTGAAGAAACCGATCATCGATTTCATCCAATCGCATGTTTGTTTCTTCTTGCTCTTCTACTAAGTCTCTAAGGGTTATACTAGCCATTTTGTGCTTGCTCTCGTGCTTGTTTTTCTTCTTCTAATGCCTGAAGCAGTAGGATTATGTGTACTTCCCTCTCCCACGGCATCATCATTTCTATCTCAGTCAATGTGTATTTATGATGCCTTTGTAGCAAAAAGTTTGTTTTGAAAAAATTTGCTAAGTCATCGTGAGAGAGGCATATCAGAAAAAACTTTGGATTCCTCTTAGTTCTGTTGTATTGGTCTCACCACACTTCACACAATCGTATACGACATCGTGCTTGACCTGCGGCATCTTCAGCAAAAACTCACCGATTCTTTCGAACTGATCCTTTGTCATAGACTCCAGAAAAGCACGAACGTTTTCAGGCGTTTCATCTTCGATCTCGATCCGTTCATCACCGACCAAGACAGCCTTAAGACTATTTGCAAGTACGTTGAATCCCATCTCATCATCGTCAGCATTAATGTCTAAGTCTTTGTAGCCCGGATACTTCATTTCGACCGTGACTTTATCGTCAAGTTCGATGAATTTCTCTGAGCCTGATCCAACACACTCGATCTCTTCTAGATTGATCGTATGCTCGTTTTGTGCTTCGCAGGACTTACAGGCTAGCATGATGTTAGACGTTTCACCCACAGACTTCGATCTCAACTTGATGAACAAGTACTCTAGATCAAATGTGGTCAACTCTTCGACTTTGCAGTCGCCTTGAACACAGGCTTTGATGGTGTCTAAAATAGCGTTCATCATCTGAGTACCATCTTGCGTCTCAGCCGCCATCATTAGAACTTTTTCTTCTTTGACCAGGTACGGTCGAAACTTGATGGGTCGTCCTGTAGAAGGAATCTCCAACTCGTACTTGGGTGTATCATTCAATACGGGTAATGCCATGATTTAATTCTCCATTAAATATTTGCGCCGATTGTTCCTAAAACTCCAGTGATTGCTTTCTGAATTTTATTCTTCGGATCTCTGCTTTCACCGTACCAGTAGTGATAAGCAAATTCTACGTTCACCTGACTAATCTCATTCTGAGATTGGTCTGATAATGTTTCGTACGTGACACTTACAGGATAGGCACGATCTAATGTCCACGTGTATGTTTTTTCAAGAGGTGTGCCAAGATCGAGATCAAAGTTTAGATTGACGGGACCAAGTTCGACATTTCTGTCGAGGATTGGATAACTGACGCCTTTCTCTAATTGATGGATCTGAACGTTCTTGGCATATCGATCTGGATAGTTGACTTCAAAGCGTCCTTCAATGTCATCGTATTGTTGCATAGCCAGTGCTTGCCAGCCTTCGAAGTAGTCTCGTGTTTTCTGATTGTTTAGAATACGAAACGACATTGTGACGTTAGGGTTTACGAATCCGTGAACAACGGATTGCTGTGTAGGACCTAGTACTCGCTCGATACTTGACAACTGACGCGCAGGCAACGTTACGCTACTACACAAAACACCAAAATCGTAAGTGCCTTGCTTTGGAGTCAACGTCGGTAAATAGACATAATACAGATTCGTACGGGCAAAGCCTCTGCCGCCCGTGACAACACCCTTTAGTTCTTCAACTGATCCTGACTTAAGCATTCATTATTCTCCGTGAATCTTTGTAGACTTGACCAGCAGAACTCTTATTCCATTGCGCAACGGGTAAGAATGTCGCAATCTCCCACTCAGGTGGTGGAACGTAGGCTAACTTACCTTCAACTTGAGTTGTCAAGTAGTGCTTGAAACATGGCTTGAAGTATTTAAACTTCGCGGCTCGATTCAAATATTCGTATGACACTTCGAACTTGGTCGTTTCATCATACTTACTGTTGTTCGTAATGTCCATGAGAGCATCGAGAAACTTAGCACGAAGCGGGATAGGCAGGTAGTGAAGGTTCATACCATAAAAACCTTTTTCTGCTGGTCCCACTGCAATGATCAAAGGAAACGAATCCCAATATGGAAGCGTCTGTCTGTGCTTTGCGTCATAGAAAAACATGTACATCGAACCCGACACAGACTTTGCTTTTGACTGTATAGGATCTTCTCGCATCAACTCGCGTCGATTGATGTTACGCATGTTCTGCACTTTACGCCTAAACCACGCACGTGATTCTCTGGTACGTGGCTGAATGCCCGCACGAAACGCTTCTTGCTCTACTGTCTGAAATAGATTACTCATGCGTCTATTTATACGTCTTTTTTCTCCTCGTGTAAGGTTTGAGAGGCTTCAATGCTTTAGGCATAATTCCCATAGCCTGAAGAGTCTTTTCTGTCCAGATTTGAAATTCCCAACCTCGATCTTTGGCGTACTCATTCGCCGCTTCCCACTTATTCATGTTCTTAATATAAGTGTAGCCTTCGGTGATGTAACGTTTGGTTCGACGATTGCCGACAGGTGGATTCGTTTCTTTTTCGGGCTTTATCTCCACAATGATCGTTCGCCCCGATTTATAGACTATCTTTAGATCCACAAAGTACCTATGAATCTTCTTGTCAACTTCATATAGATAAGGTATGATGGTTTCTTCACTTGACCATTTTACTACTTCAGAGTTATCGTCGCACCACTTGAACGCATGTTTTTCCCACAATGATCTATACACTACGTTCGTGTGATCGCCATGATACTTTGTGGGGTTTTTAACTCGATACTTTCCTTTATATGCCATAAAAACTCTATAAATAGATGAACAACAACTCACCCATTATTTAGAGTGTTTCAAATGGCAGAAAATATTTATGACGTTAAAGTAGGTGACAAGCTAACACCTGAGCAAATACGTCAAGCGGCTGGCGTTGCAGAGCCTAATACAGCAGGCGAAACTACTGTTCTTGCAGAAGAAACCTTGCCCGATAATGAAAATGAACAGGCAACTGATCCCTCAGTTGAAGCCTTAGAAGCAAGCAGAAAATACAGATATCCGTTAACTCTCTCTGCAAACTATCCTGCTCGTATTATTTTCAAAGCAATCAAAGTTGATGGTGTTGATCTTGCAGAAAAGATTGGTAGCGGATTCTCATCTCTGCTCAAAGGAATTGGCAGTGCGGCATACAACGCGACTCCACTTGGCTTGACTGCTGGCAGTATTGGTGCGGGTCTTGCTACTGGTATTGTTGGTGAGGGCGCCGCCGCTGTTGGAAAAACATTAGCACAGGGAAGAAATGACGAAAGCGCAACCGCTTCAGTGGCTGACGAAGGAGTCGATGCAGAAACAAAACAAGACATTGCTCAAGCAGAAAAAGAAGTAGAACAATCTTTAATGTCATATGAGAATAGTGGTGGTGGTGAGACAGTTGGTCAAGTAACTCTTCCCTTGCCTCGAGACTTAAGATTTTCTGATGCGGCTCAATACGAGACTGCGAACTTAGGCACGATTGGCGGTGCGCTAGAAGGTGCTTTAGAAGGGCAGAATCCATTTACGGGTGCGACACAGCAGGGACAATTTCTTACGACTGCATCTGCCCTTGCCGCGCAAGCGATTGCGAAAGGTGTGGGTGAAGCGACAGGTGCGGCGATCGGTGCCGCTGTTGGACGAGGACCCGGTGCTATTCTGGGTACGTCTGTTGCGGGTAATACATTCGATGGAATGTCGCCCGCTGTACGAAGTGCGACACGTATCGCCACTGCGCCTAATCAAAGAACACTGTTCTCTCAGGTCAACATTCGAAACTTTGCTTTTGCTTTCAAAATGATTGCGAACAACGAACAGGAAGCCCGAGAAATTAAAAACATCGTCAAGTTCTTTCGACAAGAGTTATATCCTGAAAAGATTCCGCTTGGTGAATCTGGCGTGCCTCTTGGCTACAAATTTCCTAATATGTTTGAGATCGACATCAAGAATCGATTTGGCGAAAATCCCGCGTTTAAAATACAGAGATGTTACTTGAGAGATATTCAGACTTCTTTCAATGCTACTGCGGCTGGTATGCACACTGATGGTCAATTCATCGAAGTCGATATCTCGCTGTCGTTTCAAGAGATTGTTGCGCTCGATAAAGCGAAGGTTAGGGAAGGTTACTAATGTCGAATTACTTTGAAAATTTTCCGAAAGTACTCTACTTATTTGGTGATGAAGAAGAGCCCGTACTCTTTCAGAAGTTGACGCAATATGTTGAGTTGATTGATACGATTCGCGACGATCAAGGCGCATACATCGAGTATGAGATTCGGGACGGAGATAGACCAGACACGCTGTCATATAAATTGTACGGCAAGAGTGAGTATGATTGGACATTCTTTTTGATGAATGAAAGACTTCGTGAAACTGGCTGGCCAAAAGACACGAAGCAACTTTATGAATATGCTCAGAACACTCTTTTTCCGAACTATACAGCCAAGCTTGGGTTTCAAGAAAGAGATAGTGCAGATGCAAGAACGTTTGCAAAATTATATCCTGTTGGACAGGACGTGTTAGTGCAAGGCAGTCAAGGCGTTGTTGTTCGAAAGAACGTCGATCTAGGCGAAATGACTATTTCTTCGGACAGTGATATCACAGGTAAAAGCGCCGTAACATATGCTGACGGAACAAATCTATATGCCTTGAGCGGTATTGCATATGAGTATCAAGGCATTCATCACTACGAAGACGATTCAGAAAATTGGGTTGACTTCTTCTATCAGACCGATTCCGCTGTAGGAGGTCTAGGAAAAATACCTATTACCAATCTTGAGTTTCTTGAGCAACAGAACACCGAAGCAAGAAAAATTCGTGTAATTAAAAAAGAGTACATCGAAAAAGTAGTGGGCGAATTTAAGCGATTGCTTGAGAGGGTTTAATGGCTCAAAATCAATCTCAGTTCGGTCTACTAGAAGCGTCAATCATTCTTTCGTCAGTCAAAGACGAAGATAAGGTTGTTGACGTTCGTGGTAATATCCTTGAACTGAATTTTTATGAAAATCTGTATAAGCCATATGTCGATGGTCATGTTGTTTTGATCGATGACTTTGGCTTAAAAGACACTCTGTCGATTCAAGGCACAGAAAGACTCAAGCTGGTTTTAGGTGATGCAGAAAAACCAGAAGAGCCTATTGTCATAAAGTATTTCTTCTTCTCTCAGATCGTTGATACGAAAAAGATGAATGAAAGATCAGAGATGCTTTCGATCAATCTGGTCGAAGAACATCTCTACGTTGACTCGATCAAACAGTTTAGCCGATCGTACACAGACACTCTTGAAAACATTATTGGAACAATTGCTGACAATGAGTTAGGCAAAGAAGTTACGCCGCAATTCTTCGAAGGATCAATTCAAGGCATTCGAAAAATACTAGTGCCCTACATGAGTCCACTAGAAGCGATTCAATGGATTCGTGACCGTGCTACGACTCGCACAGGCTCGCCGATCTTTCTGTACGCATCTTTGTATGCTGATCGTCTCATTCTGTCTGATCTAGACAGTCTGCTAAAAGAGGATGTAATTAACGACAAACTGCCTTTGCGATACAGTGCGGCAATTAACTCAGCACCAGACACAGATGATAATCTACGACCTTATTATGAAATCATGTCATTCCGTGAAGCTGGTTCTGAGAACGCGCAAGCCATGTACGAGAATGGTGCAATAGGATCGTACTATGCAAACATCGACGCAGGCACAGGCGTTGTGGTAGGCAGCCATGTAACAATCAGAGACATCGTTGACGAATTTTATTCTACAGAGACCATTTCGCCAGATACGATACAGAGCATCTTTGATCCGTCTTTAGAAATTAACGGTAAGTTATCTGACGAATACAACTCGTTACACATACACCAAATATTCTCTAGCGGCACATACAATCAGTTTAAGAGTTATCATGACGAAACTTCGATTCTTGATGACAACAACACCATCATAGAGTCGCGCCTGAAGGTGAAGAACAAGATCATTCGAATGATTCTGAAAAAGAATATCATTGATATTGGAATGAATGGCTCTCTTTTCTTCCAGGGAACTGTGCCAGTCGGCAAAAAGATACGAATACTGTTCCTCAACTCAAACGTTGAGGGAGATGACAAAGACACGCTGAAGCAAATCGACAAGAGAAAATCTGGTGACTATTTAATACTGGCTATAAATCATAAGTTGGTGAGCGAAAAGCACACTTCAGTATTACGACTGACTAAGTTGGGCGATCTGCCTCGGAACTTTAAACTATGAATGTACTAAGACCCATACAAAAAGAGTATTACGGTGATGACTATCGCTGGTTCTTCGGTACGGTAGTAAACTCTCATCCGCCAGCAGGTCTTGAAGGGCGCGTGAAAGTGCGTATCTACGGAGTGCACAATCCCGTCACAGACGAAATACCAGAGCGCGATCTGCCATGGGCACAAGTCTTGTTACCGACAACCGAAGGCGGCTCATCTGGCATTGGTCGTATTCCTCAACTAACGTCTGGCGCATTTGTGTTTGGTGTTTTTCTTGACGGTTGCTCTTCGCAGATTCCTTTAGTGTTGGGTTCTGTGCCTCGTGTTGAATTTCCTACTGCTATACAAAGCGGTCGTAGTATTTCGTTCGAAGACAAGTTCGAATATAACCAAGAAAGACTTCAGAATGTTGTCACAACACCTTTAAAAGATGATCGTGAAGATGACGTTGGTGTCGGTCTTCGCCGTCAACAGTGTATGAAGTTTTTTATTGACAACGGCTACGAGATTATACATGCCGCGGCTATTACGGGCGCAATTGAGGGTAAGTCATCTTTTGTAACGTACGATGACGATACTACATCTGCCACCGTTGGAATTGTAAAATGGAAGAACACTACAGAAGTCGGTAGTCGATTTGCTGATCTATTGAACTTTGCTGTTAAGTTTTCTCCTAGCTCAGACTGGAGACTATTTTCTTTACAGTTACAATTCGTTCTGTATGAACTGAGAACAAGATTCAATCTCGCAAACAGCAAATTAATTGTGACCACAAATATTAAAGATGCGAGTGCTATTATTAATCGCGACTATATCAAAGGAACTAATCAAACTGATAGGCTCGCACAGAGAGCGTACGATGAGGTCTTTTCATAATGGTATCTAAAATAGAAGCGGGTCAAACGCTTGTCAAACAAGCCGCAAAGACGGCGAAAGAACAGTTAGCGGATGAAGTAGCAAACACTGCGTCATCGATTGACACATCACAGTTGGAATCGACTGCGACTCAAGCGGCAAATGATCTCACAAATTCTTTAGAAACTACTGCGGGCAGTATTGCTGGACAAGTAGAAGGCGGCATTCAAAGCCTTTCGTCAAAATTTGATAAGTTTCAGGATAAACTGAACGATCCTGCTGGCACTGTAGAAGGCTTGCTCGACGACGGAATTGAAAGCCTTGAGAACATGGGAACTGAAATGGTTGAAGAAGCCATTTCTAATCTTGCTTCTAAGTTTGCATCTAAGGTCGAAGTCACATTCAGCGAACCAGATTCAAACGGCATTGTATTTCCTATCGAAGCATCGCTCGATGCAGAGGGCGGCATTTCAGGCACAGTAGCCGCAGTGCTACAGTTGATCACGGGCTTGGGCGTTGACGCAGGTAATCTACAGAAAGCGATTGTAGAAGGTAGTCCTCAAGGCATTCTTGATGCAGGTAAAGATTTATTAGATGGAAAGATGGGCGCATTTTCTGCACAAGGTATTAAAGATTTTGCAAGTAATGCTATCACGAGTGTAACCGATGAATTAGAAACGGCTGTCGGTGATACTCTTTCAAATATTTCTAATCTAAACACTACGGTACAAAAGATTACTAGTATTGATTCTGATGGTGCTGGCGAATTGATATACAACACCGTCAATGAAGTATCGTCTAGAATTACGGCAGGCAACACAGACAGTTCTGAGTTTAATACAGGCATTCTCAAGAACAAGACCAATCCTATTGCAGACCTGTCAAACTCATTTACTGATGCGAAGAACATCAAGCAGAATCTAGAAGGCGCTAAGTCTGACTTCGAAAATCTTACTGGCGGTAAAGATGGTGAAGCTGTTTTAAACTCCGTACAAGGAGCTTCGGGTTCACGTGCAAACTATACTTCAAAGGGTGATGCATATCGCTCACTTGTGAAGACACGTGTTGCGAAAGGTTCTGAGACAGGTGTTATTCAAGGTATTAGTACAGAAACACTTACAGATGTCAAGAAGCAGGTTCGTGATTTTGGAAATGGCAAATTAAGTTCAGAAGAAGTCAATAACATTATCAACTGGTCGCAGGGCAGTTCTGACGAAATTTCAAAGGCTGTTCGCCTCTTGTTTGATAAGACAGGTAAACCAGTTGACACGATCCGCCAATTCTTAAAGACAATTGACACTACCATAGAAAATTCGACCAGAGTGTCTCCTGAGGACGCTGTGTTTAATGAACCTTATGTAATTGGTAATTACGAAAAAGAATGGAACAAAGGGCAAGATGATCCTAGATTCCCATACATTTCTTCGATTGAAGAATTGCAGGCAGAACTTCGCTATGCTAAACGCGACATTACTGAGGCAGTTGTTCACTGGACAGAAACGCACACTGACAAGAATATTGGTTCAGAAGAAATAAATAAATACCACTTGGAGTTGGGACTCGATGGAATTGGCTACCACTATGTCATTCGTCGAGACGGATCACTGCAAAGAGCGAGACCGATCAACACTAAGGGTCAACATGCGCCAACGAATAATCATGACGAAAGAAGTATAGGCGTTGTGTTTGTGGGTGGAATCAATGTGCCGTCTGGTACACCAAACCCAGAAAACTTTTTGTCTTCGCAGTCATTGACCCGTAGCCAGCTTAACACATTCGATCATTTTTGTCGAGCATTTTATGCAGTATTTCCTGGTGGTCAAATCGTTGGTCACAGCGAGATTGACGAAGAAGAAGTTGATCCTGGCTTTGAAGTCATCAACTACGTTGAAAACGTTTTTGGAAAGACATCGAAGTTTACTGACATACTGAATCAAGCACCACTAACAGTTGACGAGATTTTAAGCGATGACGAATAAGTTAGACGATCTTCAAGGCAGAATCAATGAACTTGGCGAAGGTCAAGAAGAAACTGTTGGCGTTCCTAACGAAGGCTTCGCTGATGCGTCTGGTGAGTATCCTAATCGCGATTACTTTTTCGGTACTAGTGTAAACAAAGCCGCAACGGGCGAAAGAATCAACAATCTCGATTTGGGTGGTGGAGACTTTGGAGTCGCACTTGACGTGCCTGACCAGAAGCCGTCACAATACCCATACAATCAAGTGCAAGAAACGCCATCTGGTCACGTTATCGAAATCGATGACACTCCTGGTGGTGAGCGCGTATTGTTCAAGCATCGTACCGGTGCTGGCATCGAAATGCGGGCTGACGGTTCTGTTGTCATATCATCTAAGTCTCAGCGAGTAGAAGTATCTCAGGGAGACGCAACCACTATCGTCGAGGGAGAAGGAACACTTGTTTACAAAGGTAATGTTAATCTACGTATCGACGGTGATTTCAATGTGGATGTTGCTGGTAATTACAATCTCAATGTTGCCGGAGACAAGAAAGAAGACATCAAAGGAAGACACACAAAAGTAGTCAATCGCGATCAGAACTACACAATACGTGGTTCACGAAGCGAACAGGTTGTAGAGATGGCTACGTCTACAGTGCTTGGTGATCAGAATCTTATTACAGGAGGCGATCTCAATCAGTTTACTCAGGGCACAACTGAAATACTAGCAGGAGAAAATCTTATCACAACTGCTGTAAATGAGTGGGTAGCCGCATCTTCTACAGCAAACATTACTGCACGTCACGTAAGTATGATTGGTCACAAAGGCACGATTGGTGGACCTCTGCTTGATCACTACGGCAAGACGTACGGTGGTTTTCCTGCAGGCATCACACAGTTGGCTACGTTTTATGGCTCACTTGTCGGTCGTGCGACTGAAGCATTTCACGCTGACTATGCAATGTTTGCATCACAAGCTGGTTTTTCAAAGAGTGCAGGTGCTGCCGCTACAGCATTGAAAGCGATTAAACTTGGCGCTGGAAAGCCTCCAATTCCTGTGCCGCCCAAGCCGGGGATTATGCCGTACATTCCTTTGCCCGCTACTGCACCTATTCCTAATCCAGCGGTAGTAGAAATGCAGTTGGCATCGAGCAATTATGGTGTTCGTAACGTAGTAGTAGATCCCAAATTAAAAGACAAGATTCTCAAGTCAGACGATTATGAAGAACTATTTAACTTTGATCCAACGATCTCTGAAGTACGTTCTAAGTTGCGTGATCCGCAACATTTCAATAACGGTAAGTTTACGAGTTATCTTGTGTCACAGGGTAAACTCAATAAAGACTTTAAGAAGAACATACCAAAGAACATTGGTCGATCTGCTTCGAAGCAGGGCACGATTCGATTTGGTACTAACTTGATAGGCAACAATCCTGCTGAAAACAGAAGCAAACGATTCCGAGTGAATAAGTAATGAAGATATTAGTTGATCCACAATATAATCCTGAGTTTGAAAGTCAGATTACGTCATCGACTAAACTAGGTCCAGGCATCACGTGCGCAAAGTTTCTGGGTGCGCGTGGCTCACGTACACAGTTTGAAAAGCTGTATGCAAAAGGCTTTTTTGGAGCGCCCGATCTAAAACAGATTGCACGTAATCTTGTGTTACACGCAAATGCAATGAAGACGGTGATTGGCAATATGACGTTCGGACAGCATCGACTAATTGTGTCTGAAGGTATCTACGAGCCAAATCCAAAATTTGAGATTCAAGAAATACCAGCTGGATCAAAAGATCAGGCAAAGAAACTTGCACGTGAAAACGATGGCGGTTCTTTTGGTAAAGGACCCGAAGGATGGATTGCACGTATTCCTTTGTATGTTGGTGAACGACCCAGCGGTGGTAGCGTAAACGATTTGCGCAGAGAGGGTCGAGCAATTGTGTATCAGTTAATTGATAAGAATGGCAAGACTGATCCACGCAAGACATTTGATCTAGCGGTGTTTTGGAAAGATTACATCGATTACGACAAATTAACCCTGGATTACGACACATACGATCCAAATGGTGACTTAACGTGCCAAATAGTTTTAGAAATGCCTGAGGTGCCATCGAGTTATGACGTTTCGTACTCGTACAACGTAGAGACAACATATAACGGCGAACTTCAGACTAAAAACGAACTGCTAGAAATTCTTCCTGACGATTGATATAAATAAACGAAAAAGCTTTTTAGGTTTACAATGGCTAAAAAATTCTCTACAGAAGACGGCAATCTAGAAACGAGCATTCGCGTTGTAAAAGAGCGTGACTACTCGGATATTGACTTGTCTTTAAATGCCAGAACGCCAACTTCTGACGGAGATGTTTTTAAAAAGACTGATGCGGCTTCTGTAAAACAGGCTGTTAAGAATCTGTTGATGACGAACAGATTCGAAAAGCCGTATCGTCCAAATTATGGCGCTGATCTTGGTGGTCTTCTATTTGAGTTGATGGATGAAGACACCGGTGAAGAGATCATCGGCAAAATAAAGAAAGCAATTCAGCGTTACGAGCCTAGGGCTAAAGTATTAAATGTTAAAGTTGTAGCAACACCAGATTACAATAATGTATCGGTGGTGGTTGAGTTTAGAGTAGTCGCTACTGGATTAGTTGAAACACTAAAAGTTTCTCTTAATCCATCTGCGCCAACTGAAATTCCTTCACTGCCGATTACAACCGAGCCGTTTATTATCTACAATGATATTATTCGTGCAGAGAATGATGATCGTCTTGCCACATATCGTGGTGATTTGGTCAAACGTGATCTGGTAATACCGCCTGTTGATGCACTGCTGACAGATCCAGATTCAGATATGATCTTCGCATTGTTCAATGGCTTTATTGAAGGCGTACTGCTTATTGATTCTGATCTTCTTGAGGGTATTCTTACAGTGCCAGATGGTGATCAGATATCACTACAGAACGGCGAAGACTTCTTGCTACCAGAACAAGTTATCGATTAATCGGAGTAAAAAATGGCGACTACCATTAAGTCAACAGAACTAGATTTTAACACGATCAAGAACAATTTGAAATTGTTTTTGGCACAGAAACCGGAGTTTGCCGACTATAACTTCGAAGCGTCTGGTCTTTCAAATCTGCTTGATGTTCTCGCTTACAATACGCACTACAATGCGTTAATGGCTAACTTTGCTTTGAACGAATCGTTTTTAAGTTCTGCGCAACTTAGATCGTCTCTCGTAGGTCTTGCTGGCGGTCTAGGCTATAGCGTAGGATCAAGAAAGGCTTCGTTTGCTGTGGTCAATTTGCAAGTCACAAACAACGACAATCCATCCTCAATGACTATTCCGTCTGGCACAAAATTCACTACTACTATCAACAGTAAAAGTTACACGTTTCAGACGCGAGATGCATTAACTGCTTTAGCAGACGGCACAGGCGTTTATCAGTTTACTCTGAATGGCAATCGAAACGTTCCGATTTATGAAGGAGTGACTAAGCGCAAAACTTTCATTGCAGGTCCATCGAGCGAAAATGACACATACGTTCTTCCCGTGAAAAATCTCGATCTCGATACTGTAGTTGTGCGTGTATACGATAGTATCACATCTAATCGATATGATCAATACATTAATATTTTTGACACAACCACAATTGACGAAACGTCACGAATTTATGTTATGAAAGAATCGCCTAACGGCTATTACGAACTGACATTTGGTAATGGCGTTCGACTTGGTCGATTCCCTCAAGCGGGTGACAAGATTGAAGTCATCTACTCTGCTGTTGCTGGACCAGAAGCCAATGGTGGTAAAACATTTGTTCCCACAACAACTATCGACGGCAAGACGTTGAGTGTTACTACTGTCTCTGTTTCTTCAAGTGGTTCATTTAAAGAAGAGATCGAGTCTATTCGAAAGAACGCGCCATTTCAGTGGGCAGCCCAGAATCGAATGGTAACAGCACAAGACTACGCCGCACTTGTTAAACGAAACTTTTCTAATGTGGTGAGTGACATTAAAGCGTGGGGTGGTGAAGATAATATACCTGCTGACTATGGCTCTGTATATCTGTCAATCGTCTTTAGCACAGATGATGCCGTAGTAATTGAGAACACGAAAAGTGACATCACTGCGCTTGCTGACGATTTGTCGATTGCATCGTTTGATGTTCAATTTACAGATCCTGTCGAAACGTTTCTTGAAGTTACTACGACATTTCAGTTTAATCCACAGTTGACATCACTTGATACAACAACAGTAGAAAATTCAGTTTTGGCGGCTATGCAGAGTTATTTCGACACAAGCACAGGTGGATTCAATCAGGCTTTCCGTCGTTCAAATATGTTGACTGAAATTGACGCAACAGATGATGCGATATTGTCTAGTAGAGCGGACATTAAAATGCAGAAGAGATTTGTGCCCGATGGCTCGCCGTCACAAACTATTTTCTTTGCGGCTGCCATTTCTGCTCCAGACGATGACAATTTCATTGTAGAATCGGATCCTTTCAACTTTCAAAGTAAACCGTGTGTCTTAAAAAATAGGCTAGACACAAACATTATAGAAATCATTGAGATTGCATCTGGCAATCCTTTGATCGATAATGCCGGCACATATGATGCTGTGAATGGAACTATTACATTACTTAATTTTACTGGCACGATTTTGAATGGTGCATACATTAGGGTTGTCGCAACGCCAGCTAATCCGTCAGTAATTAGTCCTCTACGAAACAATATCGTTCGTTATGACAATCAAGCATCACGTGCACGTGCAGTTATTACAGATACGTTATAAATAGAACATCGTTAAAGAGAATTACTTATGCCAGCATCCGCAACTAACAGTATGAGAGAGCATCTATTGACTCTGTTTAAAGCAGATGTTGATAGTTCTTCTCCGCCTTATCATATAGGAATTGCCAGATCAGATCCCATTACCGACGCTGATGGGATTACTGAGGCTATCGTAGGCTCAAAATTTAATCAAGATAAGTTTAGACATACTTTGCAATCAGTTAAAATTATGAGTAATGCATCGTATGTGATTTCGGTTGTCAATTGGGAAAGCGGTCAGATATACGAGCCTTACGACAACAACGATCCTTTTCAAACAAATTTCTACGTAATTAACAGTGCCCGTGAAGTCTTTTTGTGCCTTGAGCAGGGTCGTTTGGATGATGGCAGTATTCAGCCTGCATTTACTGAGCCTAATTCTTTTCAAGCAAAAAATCAAGCAAAGTCTTTTAGAACGAACGATGGCTATCTTTGGCGCTTCATGTACACGATCAGTAACTTTGCGGCTGGTAGTTTTCAAACTAGACAATACGCTCCAATCAAACAGATAGTTGACAGAACGACTACAATTCCCGAAGAGATTCAACAACTGAATTTGCAAGATAGTGCTATTGGTGGACAGATTCTAGGCGTTATCATTGACAGTGGTGGCGACAATTATACGAACCCTACACTTACGTTCACAGGTAATGGAGCAGGTGCTCGATTTATAGCAGACATTTTCGATAATAGAATCGTAAATGTAAGATGTGATTCAAACGGACTTGGTGGATTCTTGCACGGCGCAGATTATGATTATGCGTCTATTACAGTTACAGATCCAGGCGGTGGTTCTGGTGCATCTCTCAGACCAGTAATCGCACCACGAAT